TTGTAAAAGAACCGGTTTATTTAAGTAAACACGACAGACAACAAATTAGATGCATGGCCGAAAATACATATTTTGAAGCTGGCCATGAACCAATTAAAGGCAGAATTGCCGTAAATAACGTGGTACTAAACCGCGTAAATGATAAAAGATTCCCAAAAACACCATGTGCGGTAATCAATCAGAAAGCCAGAGGTGTATGCCAGTTTTCATGGAAGTGTGAAGGGAATAAACGCATTGCTGATCAGTCAGCTTATCGCAAGGCAAAAGAAATCGCCGAAGACGTTTACCTAGGAAACTATGGTGATGTTACAAATGGCGCTAAATTTTACCATGCAGATTATGTAAGCCCATCATGGGGCAAAGTTTTTGATCGTACTACAAAGATTGGTGCGCATATTTTCTATCGCGGGTAATTATGTTTTTTACCCAATTTATTTATAAAAATAGGATGAATATAATGGTGGACGACGTTATTCTGAAAAAAACTATTACCAATGATAAGTTTATTAAGGAAATAGAAAATCTAGTTACTAAATATCACTTAGATTATATGGATGCCGTCGTCCACCTTTGTGAAAAGAACAACATTGAAATCGAGGCCGCTGCTTCAATTATTAAGAACAATATCAAAATCAAATCTAAAATTCAAGCAGCTGCTGAAGAATTAAATTATCTTCCCAAGTCAGCGAGGTTGCCGATATGAATAACAATTTAAATATGAAACAACTTGAGACTTCATTGAAACTGATAGGTAAAATTGGCGATCAAGCAGATAGGCTGGCTCAAGCACTCCATAATCTTCTAGAGGGCGGCGATCCTGAGGAAGCTACAGCTCTACTTCGAGAGTTTGGCTATATTGATGAAAATGATGAGTGGATTGGATAATGAAGCCGTTTGAGGCCTACAAAACTTTTCTTGCAGTCAAAAGCCACTTTACCAGCGACAGTTATGATTACATCAAATATAATGGTAAGGTGAATGCCAGCTCTTCGAGTTTCGAAACTCGTAAAGACAAATACCAATTCTATAAACTTTCAAAACATAAAGATCCTCTGAAATACTTGGTTGCCAACTTTGTTGATGGCGACCTAAAGTGGATTGGTGATTTATTCAATGATGAGTCTGAAAAAGTATACACAGACTGGCTCAAGCGTCAGCAGTCTCTTTCTTATACTTTTGAGCAAGACTTAAATAAACTGTTGACAGATTTTGACAGTAATGTTATTGTAAAAAATGGACAACACCCATATTTACTTAAACAATACTTAAGACGCCAAATATCAATTGAAACTATTATTATTCTGAACGATATTTTTGGTTTCTTTGGCCACTGGAATAAGAAAATAGAAGATACAGTACTTTGGCCAAGCATATATAAAAAGCTATGTAAATATAAACCATTCTTTCATTATGATGCATTCAAATGCAGAAAGATACTGAAAGACAAATTCGCGAGTGAATGATGACTGACTATTTTAAATATTCTACCGAGCCAGAAAATCCAGCAATGACTGCTCCGGCTCCTTTGGCTTCTACTCAACAATCATACGAAAAGATGATAAGAGCCAAACAAGTAAATGATGGCAACTATTGGAGCCAAATGCGAGAAGTCTTTGCCGAAGACTTTGAAAAACTTCCGAAAGAACGATTCAAGGTATGGGCATCAGTGATGTCTGTTCCTATTATGTCGAGAGCTCGCTTCTTTGACTATTTTGCAGCTGTTCTTCCTGCTGCCAAAGAAGATCCTCGAATTCGTTATGCGCTTGAAGACCCTGACGTAGGGATGACTGAACAAGACCGTAACATCTATAATCTGTTCGAAGACTTTACAACAACAATGAATCGAGTTCAACATCTGGCTCATCTTATTCTAAATAAGTGGACACCAGAAGATCTTGCAAAACTTGATACTATTGTAGAACTTGGTGGTGGTGTTGGTGATATGGCCGACATTATCTTCAAGCTCGGCTTTAAGGGTAAGTATGTAATTTACGATTTCCCTGAAGTCGGTGCGATTCAGAAGTGGTACCATGATCAGTTGGGACATACCAACATCGTCCACACTTCTGATGTGAATGATCTGTTTGATGCAGATCTGATGATTGGTACTTGGTCTTTCACCGAAATGCCAATTGAACTTCGTAATGATATCATGTCAAAAATGGGCCAAACAAAAAATTGGCTAATTGCATATTCCAATGATATTTTTGGTATCGATAATGATAAATACATACGAGAAGAATTTGTTCCACGATTCACTCAGCATGATATTGAATACACTGATGTTCCATTCATGCCATGGGATGGTGGTACCAAATACCTCTCAATCAAATATAACGACTAATACAACGTATACAACGACATACAAGGAGAATAATTATGTCTTTTGCTGATCTTAAACGTTCATCTGCTTCCTCATTTGAAAAGCTCACTAAAGAGCTTCAGAAGCAAAACACCACTTTCGACCGTTCTGACGATGACAAGTATTGGAAGCCTACACTCGATAAGGCTGAAAATGGCTATGCAGTCATTCGTTTTCTTCCAGCTCCTGAGGGCGAAGATCTTCCTTTCGTACGTATCTGGGACCATGGCTTCAAAGGCCCGACCGGTCTATGGTACATCGAAAAGTCTTTGACGACTCTCGGAAAACCGGACCCTGTTTCAGAGCACAATTCTACTCTTTGGAACTCTGGACTTGAGTCTGACAAAGAAAAGGCCCGTGAACAAAAGCGTCGTCTTTCTTACATCTCGAATATCTACGTTGTTAGCGATCCTGGAAATCGTGAGAACGAAGGTAAGGTCTTCCTGTTCAAATATGGCAAGAAGATCTTTGACAAGCTGAACGACTTGATGAACCCGCAGTTTCAAGACGAACAGCCAGTAAATCCGTTTGATCTTTGGACGGGTGCTAACTTTAAGCTCAAGATTCGTAAGGTTGAGGGTTACCGCAACTACGATAAGTCTGAATTCGACTCTCCCGCACCACTGCTCGATGATGACGCTGCGCTTGAAGCAATCTATAAGCAGGAACATTCGCTCCAAGAGCTTGTAGACCCCAAGCACTTTAAGTCTTATGACGAACTGAAGACGCGTCTAAATAACGTCCTTGGCCTTGCAAATGCTCCGGCTAAGATTCGTGGCGTTGACCTCGACGAGGAAGAGTATAAAGCTCCGGCTCCAGCCTTCCGAGAATCTGCTGCTCCCACACCAGCTGCGGCTAGTGCTGATGTAGATGAGGAAGATGAAGATCTTGCTTTCTTCAGACGACTTGCTGAAGAAGATTAATCGGTGAGAAAGGGGGCTTCGGTCCCCTTTCTTTTTAGGCCAGCACAGATTTTGATAAGACTGTTGGTTTGCTAATTTCACCAAAGTTAAATCTATCGACATAATAATACAGACGATTTCTGTCAGACATAGTCGGTGGATTTTGAATAGTGTTGGTACCAGACATATTGATATTTGGTGGTGATGGCTTTATTGGTGGCTTTGGAATATTTGCATCAACCATGGCCGACTTTTCTTTTATAGCACTATTTTTGATAATTGAAGATGTATCAGCCAGTGGTGTACTTAAATCTTTAAGACTTGTTTTTCCGACTAATACTCCAGCCACTGCACCTAAAATTTTAGCAGTTTCTTCAATTCCACTTGAAATAGCAGCTTCTGCTTGACCTATAATTCCACCACCAGCAGACCCTTCATCTGGTGCCATTCCAGCTCCACCAAATACAAAGTGGCCGCCATGAGTTCCTTTGTAATCATGTGGTTTCCATCCATATTTGTGTCCATGTTGGCGAATCCATCGACTACTTGAACCATGGATATCCATGGCAACACCTCTCAAGTGTGGCGAATTCGTAGCTCCGTCTACTTGTTTATTTTTCTGAACAGATCTTTTACTACTAGCAACATCTGATGGTTTTACCATACCATTTGAATCTTGCATCATTTTTGAGAATGCAATTGCGCCTTCTTTACTAAAGACAACTGGTCGGCCTCGAGCATCTGTGGCTCCTGCAATACTCCATCCTTGTCCGGTTTCTGGATGATTTACCTGAATTACATTTGCAGGTGTTCCTTGATTTGTTTTAGTTTCTTGTTTAGTCTCAGTAGTACTACTTTGAGATCCAGTTGGTGTTGAAACAGATCCACCTTTTGTGACGGTTGAAGTAGAAGTTGTTGGTGTGCTCGGTGTTGAAAAATAACTATATGCACCGACTGCGGCACCAACCATTGCACCAGTTCTGGCTTTAACAAACGGTAATATAGCTCCTGCAGCTCCGCCGGCCATAGCTCCTGTAATAGTACTAGCAATCAGTCCTGGTTTTTCTTGCTGTGGAGTTGGTAAAACAGGTTGAGCATCTGCTGTTACTGGACCTTCTCCAATTGGAGCCATTCCAGCAGTTGATGGAGCAACACCACCCTCATTTGGAATCTGAACAGAAGTGTCTGGAGTTCCGGAAAACATAGCAGTAAAAAGTCCATTGACAGACTTTAAAACATCTGTAGCAAACTTTCCAGCATCAACAGCGAGTGTAACCAATCCACTCAGAGCTTCTCTTACTGGTTCAAATGCCAATAAGCCAGCAGCACCAAGTCCAAGTAATCCTAATCCACCGGCTGATGAACCATTTACTCTTTCGGCGTCTTGTTGAATGATTTCTGGTTTTTGAGCTTGTTTTTCAATGTCTGCTTCTCTTTCAGACAGCTGTAAGTTTCTATCAACAAGTTTTTGATTATCTAATTTCTGCTTCAAATATCCGTCTAAAGCAGATAATTGATCGATCATTTTTACCAGAGAAATATTAATTGTTTTAGTGGGAATTACTTCTATTTGATTTTGAGTAGAATTAATTTGTGTATTAATTACCTGTGCACGGTTCATTCCCATAGAACCATACGCTTGAGAAAAAGATTGTATATCTGCTACAGTATATAAACTTTTCATGCTACCAACTTAGAATTTGCTAAATATTTGTAAAGCACATTCTTAGGATCACCAAGTCCATGCCAATTTGGATCAATTACAGAAATTGTTCCACTTGGATTTGCTGTCTGCAGTGCAGCAATTGGTGTCGATGGAGTAGAAATAGCTTTTTTACGAGAATCAAGAGTTCCAAATTTTATAATTGCATCTAACTCTGTAGACTTTTGGCCAATTTCTTTGGATTTGTCTGAACCAAAAGGTAAAGGTTCTGAAATACTTTTGGATGTTGTTGGACCTACTAATTGGCCAGCTAAACCACCGAGAACACGTGCTGTAGTTTCCATAGCATTTATTGCCATGGCTCCAGCTTTTCCTCCAGCACCTTCATATCCACTTGCACCGCCGGTTGATACTTTAGAATAATCACCCGCCATAATAGCTGCAGCATTTGCCTGACGTTCAGCCAAATGGTAACCAGCAGATCTTTCATAGCTGCGATCAACAATAGCTGCAGCTTCCTCAGCAGTGGTAGCACCTCTAAGAAGATTTCCGGCTCGAGATTCTGTGTTTTTTAGTTCCCAGTCGACATAACTTAATTGCTCTTGGAAACTCGAGTTTCGAATATCTTTACCATAAACTTGTCTAAAAGTAGCTTGTCTTGGCGGATGCCATTGTGCAATTCCGTATGCTTGACCACCATCACCGAGTGCATCTGTTCTTAGGCCAGATTCTACTACCAGATTACCGACAATACCAGCGGCCTGTTCTTTTGTCCATCCACGACTTTCAAAGAAAGCTTGTGCTTCTTCTGGTCTGCCTGTTTCAGACTTACTCTTAATTCTTTCTGCAGCCAAACTTGGTAGAGCGGCTGAACTTTGTTGTACTGCATCAGGTTGTGAAATTGAAGCTGATACCGCTTCAGCATCTTTTTTAAGCTGCTCTTCTTCCTGAAATCCATTCCAAAGATCAATAATATCCATTACATCACTAATGGCAAGTACGACAGTGAGTGCTGTCCATAATAATCCAGGGATAGCACCAACACCTGTTGCAGATACTGCTAATCCTGCAGTTGCTCGAGCAAGTAACTTAATAATTTTTTTTACAAAAAATGCACCACGCTTTTTAGCAATATATGCTACAAACTTTCTTCCAGTTGGGCCAGATAACCAACCGCCTCCACTCTGAATAGCAGATTTAGATGCTATTCTTCCAGTTTTTGGATCTCTGAATCCTGTGCCTTTTAGTCGAGGATCGGCTCTTGGTGCTGCTTTAATTTTTTGAATTTTTTGGCCGCGTCTATAAAGATCTAAACCGGTTTTACCAATTCTATATGCTGCATATCCTCCGACTACAGCACCAGCGACGTTTTCAAGACCCAGATAATCAGCCACTACACCAATTACCATTCCTGGAAGTATACCTTTTACACCTCCAAGAACATATCCCATAAATCCACCAACACCCAATCCAGTGCCAATGGACGCAGATAAATCAAACAACCACTTGTAATCACTTTTGAACTGCTCGATGTTTTTATTGAGTTTATCAAATTCAGTATTATCCAGCGATCCAAGAACAAGAGATCCAGCTCCTAATAATCCAAGACCTGCTAATAGATTTTTACCACTAAATAAGCTTTTGGCACGGCCTGTTGCTCCATCGGTGTCGACAAAACCAGATAATCTATCTTTAATGCTTGAAAAAGGATTTACAGGAGCTTCAATCTGAGCTTCACGTTCATCGCGTACTGCCTGATCGTATACTCGTTTATCAAACTCTAATTGCTTTTTTAGAGTACTGTTAATAGATGTCAATTGTTTGATAGCTACATTCAATAGCTTATCAGTTGGCATGTTTTGGTTTACACCGCTTGGGCGAACTACTTTTGGAGCTGGAAGTGTTCCTCCACCTGTAACCTTTTGCTTACCAGCTGCGGCCGCCATTCCAAAATTGACATAAATTACATTGCTAGATTTATTTTGTTGTACTTGTTGATTATCTGAATTTTCTAGATTTGTTAATCCTCTTGCAGCACCTGCAATAGAACCGGCCAATCCTTTTACAGCATTAAGACTAGAAGAAAGCACGTCTCCAGCTGCTGACATTGCAACATTTCTACCTAGACGTCCTAATACTCTTCCTCTGGCCATTAACGACTTCTACTTTCTATTTGCGCCTTTTGTTCTTCTAAATATTCCATTAACATATCAATATATAAATCTCTTTCATAAGGAATCAAATTTTCAAGTTCTGTAATAGAATATTTATGATGCTGAGCCAACGAAAAAATCATTGAATAATATCGAGTAAGACTCGTATGACTCAGCCCCACATAAAAAAATCTTTAAGGTTTGTTAACTCAATCTCTCTTTTACTTCCCAAAGAATTTTCATATTCGATTTTGTGATATAGCTTTGGAATGTTCTCAAAGAAATTACGAATTTTATCAAATGTACTTACATCTAAGTTATCAAGAAATTCTGTAATTTCTGATTGCGAATAGTCGCTTATATTGTAAACATTCTCTTCATCATAGATTGTATCGATGCAGTTGATAATAAAGAAAGTCATAAGCTCAACTTCGTTTTCAAACTCGCCCATCTTATCTGTAATATCAGCAGTAGGATATTTCATAATCATGCCAACGTTTTCATTAATTTCAATTTTAGAATTAATTTTCTCAGGCATTTCAATTTCAAGATCATCTAGATTTACTTCAAAATCATAAATGATATCATCTTCTGTATCACGATAAGAAAGTTTTACAATATTGTTTACTGATTTTGAACGAAGTTTAAGAAACAGATATTCAAGATCAAACACTGCTAGTGAATCTATATCAACAGGATCCTGTATACAGTTCATCAGAATTTGTTTAATTGCTCTAATGATTTCAGTATCATTTTTACTTTGTTGAGCAATCAAAAGAATTTTTTCTTCTTTTACAAGAAAAGGTCTAAATATGACTTTTTGTTGTGTAGAAGGAATAACAACATCAAATAGTGGTTGATCGATTTTTGGTAATGGCATTATGTACTCTCCATAATATTAAGCAATTTGTGATGGTTGTCCAAGTGTATTTTTCACCTCTGCTCCTGGCCCTGGTGGAATAGGTTTAGCCGGAGGCGTTGGTGGTGTTGGTGTGGTAATTCC